AAGAGCTTGAAGAGCAAGGCCAATCGAAGCCATGTTTCCAGACTCAATGACAGCATCAAAAGCTTCCACCTCTGCAGGTGAGAAGTTTTCCGCTGCCCAGGCAGTGAGTTGCTGGTAAGCAGCTTCACCGCCTACGCTGTTCTGGATCTGATTGATTTGAGAGTCGCTAAGCTCAACACTTTGAGCAGGCTCATCAGTGGAAGGAAGCTGTTGCTGCAGCCGCATGTATGCCTCTACCAGTTCAGTAGAGGACATCTGCGAGAAGGCAGCTAACGTCTCCTCACTGAGAGTACCTGTTTCGGTGTACTCAGCAGAGGCGTCAAACAGGAAGTCCACGTAGGGATCTTCCGTTTCCTCTTCGTCTGTCTGGTCTTCGTCAGACTGTTCTTTTGGGTTGGTGGATTCGTCTTGATCCTTAGAGCCAAACTTCTTTTGAAGCTCAATGTAAGCTTGCTCTAGCTCTTCAGCATTACGGTATTTACCAGCGAGCAGAGCTTGTTGCTCTTGCTCCATCTGTTCGCCAATAGCGTAAGCGTCAGCATCACTGGCTTCCTGGGCTTCAATAGCTTCAGGGTCAGTGCTGGGATCATACGTCAGATTGATTGCCATAGTTAGTAATAGTTTTCAAGCCGCCAAGACCAACTCGTTCAACACGATTGGGAACACCTACAGTGGGGCGGCCAATCTTGTCTTTGGGGGCGTACTTGTTGGTATCAAAAGAAGTGGGTTTTGCATAGCCTGACTCATCAGGCAGGGGCTGCTTGTCCACCTTGGGCTTGTTGTGGGGTACCCTCTGTGGGCGGGACGGCTTCGTATCCAAGGGCATTGTTAATTACTTCAGATGCTTGCGGGTTCTTGGTTGGATCAGCAATAGGTGAGGACAACATCTGACCAGCTTGTTTGGTCAGCTCCATGCCTTGCTGAACCTGCATGTTCTGCTGCATCTCGGCCTTCTGCTGATCGACACTCTTGACGAGGTTCAGAACATCAATACCTTGTGCAGCTGCGAGACGTTTGATTGCTTCATCTGGGTTGATGAACTTCATCATTGCCTCAGGTCCAATGGTTTGAGCGATAGTAGTAATGAAAGTCGTCAGCGACTCTCGATCTTGACCACGGCCCAAAGCGTTGATACCTGCAACGATGGTTGGCTTGACCAGATCCTTAGGGATACGGGGAAGCTCACCAGAGCGTTGAAGAACCAGCAGCTTGCGGTTGAGATAAGGAATGAGGAATTCAGCAGTCAGCAGACTGAACAATCCACCAAGCTGCTGCTCCAGTTCAAGTTGAGTAAGCCGAACCTCTTCAGCGGTTGTGCGTTCGCTTTGACGAACCGACAACACAAGGAACGCTTCAGAGAGACGGCGCTCAAGGGTGGCCATCATGTTGGCAGCCGTAGCAAAGTCTGCGGTCTTACCAACTTGAATCACACCAATGTCGTCAGGTCTCCCCTGAACGATGGCACCATTGCCTGCCTGGGCGATTGTCTGGGGTTTAGTGGTACTTGAGGGTGATACCACAAAGACGACTTTTGCAGCCGCTGCAGAGCCTTCTGTGAGGGCCTGAGCGAGTGCTTCAAGAGACCGGAAGTCACCAAGAAATTCCTCCACCCTGCCCCGTCCATAGTTCTCACCATCAACGGTGTTGAACCTCAAGACAAGGAACGGGCTGGCCTCCTTGGGAGCCTTGCCTTCAGTACCAGGGATGCGCTTATCAAACGCTTCCTGATGCCAAAGCCAACGGTTGTTGTCAAGACGAACATGGGTGTAGACCTCAACATCACCATCAGTCATGGTTCCATTGCCACCAATATCACCAGGGTGATTGGGCTTGGGGTCCATGTCTAGAAAGTTCTGAGGCAGGAGACTGCGATTAATCAGCTCCTTAGTAACAATCTCAATGACGTTACCACTGCCATCTCGTTCAACGACATAGCGGTTCAATGGGTAATGCTTGAGCCCATCCTTGCCCATGTACAGCAGGGCATTACCACCAACGACCAAATGCTTGATAGCTTGGTGAACAGTGACACGATCACTAGAAGCAGCAATCGAATCCATCACCATCCGTTCAAGTTTGGCAAAGCTAAGGTCAAGTTCAGAGCGGATCTCAGCAGGCAGGTCAGTGCCCAGCTTGTCATCACGAACTTGTAGCTTGAAGAAGGTGGTCTGCGGAGGGAGCAGTGACAGCATGAGTTTTGCTGCCAATGTCACCACACACTTTGCACCGACTGACTGCCAAGGTGTTGGAAGTTTCTGCCAACCTGTACGCCCCTCATCATTTTGGATGAGGTAAGGAAGGGTCAACCTAGAGCATTGAACCGCAACGTCGAGAAACTGAGCACGGTTGCGTGTCAGTTGATCGTACCTAGATCGTGCGGTCATTTAATCAACCAATGTTTACGTTGCTATTGGAACCAGTGCCACCAGTATTTAAGGGGATGCGGAGAGCCGCAATACCTTTGTTGATGTTCTGAGTGGACTTACGTTTGGACATGGAACTCTTGACACCACTGTTGCTAGCAAGGGTGGAACTAACCATTGCAGGGAGAGGTGTCGATTTTTGGGGAGTAGGGGGTGTAGCCGGGGGCGGGGTGTACTGCGGTTTGATGGCATCAGCTTGTGCCTGAATTGCAGCAACACGACGCTCACTATCACCAGCAATACGAGAAGCAGCTCGTTTCGCTTCTTCTGCCTTGTGCTCAGCGATGCGGCTGGCGTTACCAAAACACATGATTAAAGTTCCTCTTCGGAAATACGGTGTGCTATCCACTCAACAATTGAACGCTGACCACTCTTATACATGATCATGTTGATTGGATCATTTGGTTGTGGCAGAAACTGAGGGAAGTTCTCCTCAAGCTCTGCCAACAACGCTTGAACAGTAAGCCCAAGATTAAGCGTACTGTGGGAGGTTTGGATTTGCATGTTCAAAGAACGCTGGCATACGAGCACGTTTGGTCTCGGAAAGCTCGGGAGCCTTGCCCTCGTACATCAGACGATCACTTGCATCCAGCCAAAATTTTTTGTTCAGATATTTATTGGTGTGTACCCCAGTAAGGGGTTGCATCACCCAATTAATGGTTGCTTTCCTGAGCTTATCGAGAGAAGGACTCCAATCGAGACCAAGCTCACGACATACCAGGCTATTCGTTGCCACATGGACTTGCTCATCTCGACTGATATCGGCGCTCACTGTTCGGAGACCAGCGTCACCATTAAAGCGGAAGAACGGGAGTAAAACGAAGAAAATTGCACGCTCGGCCACCATCGCCTTGAGGACCGTGTGATCTGGATGCGAGATCCAAGCATCCCTGAGTCGCTTTGCTTCCTCTTCAGCTTTCTCGTCCACCCCAATAGCGTTGGCGATGTAACCGAGAGCCAGGTCGTGTTTTTCCTCGTCCCGGATATTGGACAAAAGGAGATCCCTTGCCATTTCTGGAACTTCATGTTTCAAAGCCTCATGGATAAAGTCACCAACCGGCAGTTCCATATGACGGATAGCAAGGGCACGGAAGATGGTTTCTTCCGCACCGTCTGCCAACTTGCCAGCTGTGGTCTGGACAGGAGTCCAGGTTCGTTTACGAGTCAGGAGTTTTTGATAAGGGTTCATTCGCCGCAATTACACTGTGGAGCAGGATCGTTAAGAATCGACTCCAGGTAATCGTCCACCTCAGACTCATCCAATGCAGCGTATGCACTGGTCTTGTCTTGTGTGTCACCCATTACCTGAAGCGAGTAATAAAGGGAGGTCTGCGGAGATTGCAGCCACTCTTCAATAAACGCTTCGTCATAGGTGATCACATCAGACCAACTATTGAAGCTGTAGCCGTGAAGAAGTCCCGTGCTGTTCAGCATCTGCATGATGCCGTCAGCAACTCGTTTGTAATCCTCCCAGCCGACTTCACTGGCAACCTCAACGTCGCCGTAGTCGTAGCTCTGCACACCAAAGGTGCCAGAGTCACGGTCAACATGACGTGAGATGGGAGGGGCGATCTCGGGACAGGTGGTGAACCCATCGAGATCGGTATAGCGGTAGCTGCAGGAAGCCGTAGGGGCAATGGCAAAAGCCCGCTCCATCCGGTTGACCTTGGCCACTTGGGCTGCAGCAATGATCCCAGCCCGCAGTTCGTGGGCCAGGACAGACGCAGGAGTGTGAGCATGGGGCTCCTTGGCGTTCATAGCCTCCAAAGCCTTACCAAACTCTTTGTACGTCACACCGGAGCGACGGAGCAGGTTAGCCAGTCCGAGCATTCCCAGACCGACCTGGCGATCCGTCTCCGCAGGGAGGTACTCTCTGCTATCTCCAACGCCTGTTTTGGCATGGAGGGCGCACAGCTCGGACATTCCGTTGACAAATGCACTTTGAATGTCATTGAGTTCACATGCGCCAAGGTTGACATGTTGCAGTAGACAGGTTCCCCGTGAGGGCAGGTACACTTCCAGGCAAACGTTTCCCCGGATTCGATTTCCATTTCGATCTACCTTTGTTTTGTTCAACCAAATGTCGCCTTGCCGGATACCCTGCAGGAGAGCATCCCTTACTTGTTGCGGAGCTTCGTTCCACCAATGCGGGTTAATGTTGACGCAACGCTTGATCCAAGGTAGATCAGCCCGGCTAGCAGTAATAAACTCCAGCACATCGGGATGATTAAGATCAAGATGAGCAACCACGGCTCCATTTTTGTACACCCCGCCTCTGCGAAGAA